CCTTGCCGACCTTGACCGCGACCCCGATCTCCAGCCCGCCCATGCTAGCCACGGGCTGCCTCATGGCACTCGTGAGCCTCGCAACTGCCTCTCCAAGGCACCTCGCATGAACCTCCAGCAGGATGCTGTCATGGATGAGCGCGCGAATCGGCGATGCACCCGGCCCGAGGCCTCTGATGTCCCAGGGGCCCTCTTCGACGAGCCGCAGTGCCGCCTCCTTGATGATGCCAGCAGCAGCAGACTGCGGATAGAAGGCAACCACCCGCTTTGAGTCAGCACCTAGCCTCCATTGGCCACTCCGGCCGTCATAGGTGACTACGTCCCAGAACCAGTGCTTGTAGTTGAAGGGGTGGTCCGCACCCCCCAAGAATCCCTGCTGCCCCGCCCTGCGCCGGACCGCCGCATGCCACTCCTTGAGCTTGGGACACAGCTCGTAGAGCAGCCCCTGATTCGCTGCCGCAGCCTTCCTAGTCGGGAATAGCTCTGGGTAGGTGCTCTGGAGCCCCACGTCCGACATCCCATACAGCGTCCCGTAGATCGTCCTCTTGCTCTTGTCGTACTGGAGGACCTTCCCCGAGACCTTCTTGTCATGAGCCTTGACGAGCTTGAAGTGGGCCGCAAGCTCCTCGTCCCCCCAGGCGAGATCCGCAGGCATCCCCAGGACCTGCCCGGCGTGATACGCATGGATCCCTAGCTTGGCCAGCCTGATGAAGTTGGGGTCACCAATGAAGTACCCAGTGAGCACAGCCTCGATGCTGCTGAAGTCTGCCTCTACGAGGAAGCAGTCCGGTGCCGCTACGATGCAGCGCCTGAAGCCAGAGGCCACCGAGGCCTCCCCTCCCTCCCCTTCCCGCTCCCCGACCACGTTGGTCAGGTTAGGATTGATGCAGCTGAGCCGCATGGTGCTAGGGGTGTGCATGTACTGGGCATGCACCCGCCCCGCCGCATCCATCCGCCGCTCAGAGCCCTCAACATAGGTCCCCCGCACCTTGCTCACTGCCCTGTAGTCGAGCAGCAGCTTGTAAAAGGGGTCCTTGGTGCTCCTCGCCAGCCCCTCCAGCGTCTTCTTGTCCACGCTGGGGTCGTCCGTCTTCTTCTTCTTGGCCCTCCCTGCCTTGTGCCCCTTGGACTGCAAGTACTTTAGGACTTGGGGAGGGGAGGCCGGATTGAAGGGCTCGCGGACGAAGAACCTAGGAACCGCCCTCCACTCCTGCTGGAGAGTCTTGCACTTGTGGCTCTTAGCTACCTCGACTGCCCCGCAGGTGACGCAGACGTTGACCAGCCGCTCAACTGCGATCTCCTCGATGTCCTCACGGGGATAGGTGACCGTCAACGTCTCCTCACCTCGCCCGAACTTGACCTCCTTGACCCCCTCAGGGCGGCGAGCCCAGCCCTCCGCAGGGTGCAGCTCCAGCAGGGCCGCCGGGTAGGCCTCAGCGAGCTTCCCCTTTAGCCCCTCCTCCCTCTCCAGCAGCTGCTTCTTGAAGTCCCCTAGCCGTGTCTTGTCGACTTGGAGCCCGGCTGCCTCCGCCGGGTGGAGGACCTTGGTGTCGAGCTCGTAGACATGCCTCCTGAAGACTCCCCACTGTCCTTGCTTGTCAAGGTCTCCAGCAATTCCGAAAGCGCACCGAAGTGTCTGGACAGCGTCGAGAGCAGCATAGCGGCCTGGGTCAGCTCCTGAGAGATGCTTCCATGCCCCGTAAGATGAGTAGAAAGGGGCAACAAAGCCGAGGCCTCTAGGGAGGTCTGACTGGAGGACATGCCAGGCCCACATGAAGTCAAGAACGGGCTCAGCGACCTTGCATCCAGCGCCTCGGAGGCGAGGCACGTCGAATCGCGCGTTCCAGAAGCACTTGACCCCATGTGCATTAAGTAGGCGATGCACTCCGGGCAGGTAAGCCGCTTCCCAGGGGACGGTGACTCCCTCGTCGAGTCTGCACGCAAAGTTGATCCTGATGATGCTACCCGCGACTTCCTCAAGCTCATCCTCCTCCGCCCCTAGCTTATGCTCAGTTTCGATATCTACTGCGAGCCAAGGGTCCTTGTCCCCGCCCAGCAGACTCCTGATGTACTCGTCGACCCAGGCCTCGAACCAGGCCACCGGGGGGTCTACGACGAGGGCTGGCTCATCAGGAACCCACCCCTGCTCCGCGACCTGCACCGCGCGCTTCAGGTCGAAGCAGGCAGTCCCTATCAGCTTCTGGTTGCCGCGCAGCAGGAAGCTGGGGTGGAACGTCGGGATCACCCAGCGCCCTAGGGCATCCTTGGTCGGGCACCCATGCCAGTTGTTGATCTTGAAGCCCCGCTTAGGGAGGGACAGCAGACGCCGCGTAGCGCTGCCCCCGGCGGCAAGGGTAGCCCTCTGGCCCTCCCTAAGCGTGACCTCCAGATACTGTGAGCAATGCTGGAGCGCAGCCTGTTCCCAAGGGGCCCCATCCAGCCAGTTCCCAGGGGGCTGGCAGCGGACGCAGTTGTCGATCCGGAGGGTCTCGCGGCCCAGCCCCACGAGCCGGAGGAGCCTGTTCAGCATCCCCCCAGCGCGCCCCACAAACGGCTCCCCTCGGCGCGCTTCGTCCTCGCCGAGGGCCTCTCCGACGATCAGGAGCCTGGCTCCTGGGGGGCCTACCGCTGGCGCGTACCCTGTCCCCTTGGTCTGTAGCTGGCATCCCGCGCAGCCTGGGGGCTTGACTAGGATGCCTTGGCCCGCTCCAGCATCGCCCTACGTGCCTTCAGTTCCAGCAGGCTGCGCCCTGCGAGCCAAGCTAGGGGAACCCCTGCCCCCTCTAGCTCAGCCCTAAGCCTCTTCTTCTCCTGCTTGTACTGCTCCAGCAGGCGAGCCATGGCCTCGACTTGAGCCGCCGCTGCCACTAGGCTTGAACTCCTTCTCCAGCTGCCTTAGCCTCTCGCCTAGTCTCACAGGCCCTGCAACCACAGCCTTCCTTGGGACTAGGCGTTGCCACTGCCCGTCCGAGTCCAGCTGCAAGGTAACCACCGCCCCCTTGCTGCTCCTGATGGTCATCTCGTGCACGCCGAACGGGTGCGTCACCGGGTTCTCCGTATACCCTGAGGCCATTTCCTGCCTCTCGACCTCGGACAACCACTGCTGGCTCACCGCCCCTAGGCTGCTCCCCATGCCCCTTCTCCTTCCTTCCCCTTGCCGCCCGCTCCACTTCCACGCGATGAGCACAGGAAGCGTAGCCAGCAATATCCACAAGGTTATCTCGCTTTCTCTGGTGCGTCTGCCTAGCGACCTTGCGCAGGATCTCAATGAGACCAATGTCCTCTGCCTCAAAGGCTACCCCCGGCCTCAGCTTGTGAGTGAAGGCCGCCGAGATGAGCGCGGCCTCCTTGGAGAAGTTGTCGAGGGGGTGGCCGTAGGACTCCTGCCTATCCCCCTCGGTGAGCCTGGTGGCCTCGGCGAGGATGCTCTCGGGCATGCTAGCGCCCCCGCCCAGGTCCACCACCCATGCGCCAGCAGAGCCACACGGCGAGCGCCAGGACGATCCCCACTTCAACCATGCCTACTGCCCTCCTCCACCCGCAGGCCCAAAGTTCTCCAGCTCAGGGAAGCACCTGAGACTCGCCCCGTGCTCGTCGGTGAACTCCTCCAGGAACTTCCCATCCGCCCCCCTCGGGATCGGCTTCGTCTCGGCCCCGGTCTTCTTGTTCAGGTAGGGACGGGTCGAGTACCGCTGCCCCGTGTCCTTGTTGCGCGCCGTCCAGATCAGCTTGGCGCTGAAGGTGCCACCAGCAGCATCCACGAGAGCCCCACCGAAGTCCCGGTTGCTGACCAGCTTGCCACCGTAGCCCAGGCCATGGCCCAGCAGGTTCGCCAGGCCGCTCGGCCTGGAGCCCATGGGAGTGTTACTGACCGACCAGTTCAACTTCTGCCCGCTGGTCATCGTCAGCCTGCGGTCTTGCTCCGGCCCAGTCTCCTTCGGCCACCTGAAGTTCGCCTTCAGCCTCAGCACGCCCCCGATCTCGATCTCCTCGATCGCTCCCTTGATGTCGGCAGGGAGTGCGAAGTCATAGCGCCCAGGCTGCGGCAGCTCGAAGCCACCCCCGAACTGCTCAGGCAGCGTATCCAGGTCCACCTCTTCCGGCAGCGCCTCACCACTTAGTGCATTGATATCGACCATAAGACCCTAGCTCCTAGTTCTTGTTGAACGAGACCGGGGGAGCTGCGGGTGGCAGCTTGCGCCTCGGTCTGGTATCTGCTGTCTGGTTGTTGACCGGGACCGCATCCACAATCGGTGCAGGTCCTGGCCCAGGATCGATGGTCCTAGGTCCCTCCCGCGGGGGCCCATAGCTAGCCTCTGGGGCCGCCATGTGCCACACCTCGGTCTCATCCGGCATGCCCAAGCCGCGCATCGAATAGGTCACGCGCCTCTTGGCCTTCGTGGTGCACTTCATGATCGCGTCAGCCCTGTCCGTCCCCCCAGGGGGCAGAAAGACAGTGCCAAGGTCCTCATCAGAGCGCCCTTCACGGTCTGTGCAACGCACCTTCACGCAGAAGATGTTCTCGTCGACCTTGTCCCCTAGGGGGAGTGGGCCGCTGTAGAGGATCTCCAGCTTCAGTCCATCGATCCTCCTAATCTGCTCCGCCGCCCCCTTGTTCGCGTACAAGACCTTGCGGCCGTCCTTGGTCTTGATGATGTCGAAAGGCTTGGTGGTGGGGTCTAGGCCTTGCCGCTTAGCAAAGTGCCACAGGTACTGGTTCGCCTGTTCTGCTGTCAGCTTCCCCACATCCATTTGCAGCAGGGCCTCGATCTGCTGGGCCCTGGCGCTAGCCTCCTCGAAGTCAGCAATCTTGCCGCCCTCGACGACGGCTAGCGACGCCTCGTCCTTGTTGCTCTCGTCTGCCATTGTCCTCCTTGAGCCCCTGGTCAGGGGCATGGGGAGAACTTAGGCTTTGGGCCCCGGGTTGTCAAGGGGTTTTGAAGGGCACCCCTGAATGACAAGGGCCAGGTTCAGGCCCATGAAGAGGAGGCAGCTGGACACGACCCAGGGCCTTCCCTCCGCAACAGCGCACCCAGCCGTGAAGGCCATGAGCAGGGCGCCGACGAGATTAAGCCAGCGCATGCTCCCTCTCCTTCTCCGGCTTCAGGCTCTCCAGGGCCGCAGGCTCCTCGACCGAGGCCAGGAGGGTCTCCAGGGTGGGCTTGGGGGGCAGGGCTTGGGCCTCGACTACGGGCTCAACCGGCTTCTGCCGCATCCCCAGCCTCCACTCATGCTCCTCAACCCAGTCCGCGATCCTCTCCCTGGTCCACTGGAGCATGTCGTTGAGGAAGACGACCACGTCGAGGAGCCTGGCATCACCGATGGTACGCCCTTCCCATGATGGGGGACGGGGACAGGCTACGGCATGGTTGTTGTAGTGGAACCAGGGGGCCGCGGCCAGCCCTGTCGTGGTGCACCGCCCCACCCGGTAGCCAGCCCCCTCAGCAGCCGCCCCAAGGGCGCACGTGCGGCCATCGAGTTCCTTGACGGTCCAGAAGGCCTGCCCCGTCAGCTTACTCCCCGCCCTGATCGCGTCACTTAGCAGCATGAAACCTCCTATTGATGCCATACTTGCCCCTTCCCAGTCTCTGGGCACTGCTCGGGGGCTGAGCAGCTACCGCAGCGGCAGCACTCGAAAGCGCAGCCATCGTCGAAGCAGTCGAAGTCGTCTCGGACACCCTTAGCACACTCCTCTGAGCAGTAGACATGCGGGTCATCCTTGATCAAACTTCACCCCCCTCTCCATTGCCTGTCTCAACTCCGGCTCGTGATGCGGCACCCGCGCCTTGTACTTCCCTGCCCCCAGCGGGTCATCCCAGCCCTGGTTCTTGAAGCAGATGTCATAGAATTGACAGCGGCTGGCTCCAAACTTCCCGTGGCAGTTGTAGCTGCGAGGGATGACCCGGCTAAGATAGCTCTGGAACTCAGGGCTTGCCCAGCCGAACTTCTGCTCGATCTCGTAGAGATCCCAGAGTCTCCCCTTCCAGCGGTCCTCCTCAGCCACCATGGTCTCAAAGTACTGCCCAATCATGTGCTCCTGGCGCCGGTAGGGGCCGATGACGATGAACTGCTCCGAGACTAGCTCATAGGGCAGCTGCTCTAGGACCCACTCACGCGGTGTCCATGAGACCCAGGCTGGAGTCTTCGAGTAGGCTCTCCCCAGCGTGTGCCCCTTGCCATCACTTCCCTTGTACCTCCACTGCGGTTGCCAGTCCTCGGCGACTAGGGGCGGATTCCCAGGCCTCCTGTACCCGTAGGCCAGCACAGTCTGCTGCGTCTCAGGGCCATCGTAGGCCCCAGACTCAGGGTTGTAGTCAGCTCGCCTGCCTCCCTTCAGCAGCACATCGACCTCGTACATGGTCACGGGCTCCCCAAGGACGCTCTCGACCGCCTTGGTCCCCGCAGCCATCTGCACCGACTCCCTGTACTCCTCGACATAGCCAGCATTCACCATGCTAGCCGTCTTGAAGTCCCTGATCCTGAGTGCCCTTGTGCCCTTGTGCCTGACCACGAGGTCAGGCCTGGTCATCTGGACGATCCCTGGGGCGGCCTCGTACTCGAACTCACGCTCGACGGCGACGATCTCGTAGGCCGCGAGCAGTCCAGGCAGCACCACTCGGTACCATCCCCAGACCAAGGCCTGCACCAGCCAGACCTGCTCATCGACAAGGGCCTGTCCCCCGAGGGTCCCAGCAAAGGGCTTCAGCTTGACTTCAGCGACGTACTCTGCTGCCACCCCCTCGATGATGGCCGCAGCCGTCTCCTCCTTGCATCTCCCAGCCCCCTTGGTCTCCTCTAGGCAAGCCTCGATGATCCTAGCCAAGGCAAGATGCACGTAGGTGCCAGTCGCCAGCGGCACGCTCAGCCCCTCGCGCTGGATCCCATAGCCATCTGGCCCAGCGTGATACCCCAGGTATCTCGCCATCTGGCACTGCTGGAGCCCAAGGACGAAGCGGGAGCGGTCAGTGAACCAGACGGGCGGGGGGGCTATGACTCATCCCCGTCGTCGCTTGGCCCTTCAATCTCCTCCACGATGATCTTCGGCTTGCTATCCACCCAGGCCTCAGCGAAGGCCCTGACGAAGAGCGGCCCAAAGACCCCAGCTCCCACGATCCAACCCCAGTGCGCTGGCCTCAAGCCCCAACCCTTCGTCATGGCTAGGACATAGAAGCCAACAACCATGGCGTATCCCAGCAGCAAGATGCCCCAGCGCTTAAGCAAGAGGGGCCTCCTGGTGCTCATGCGGCCCAGCCTTCACGCAAGGGAAGACACCACCGATCCTGTAAGGGCACGGGCCCGAGTCCCTCAGCTCCTTCTCCAGCAGCTGCAACGCCAGCTCTCGCTCCTCGGTGTCTTCGATCCTCAGCAGCAGTCTCGCTGCCTCTTCCACTACCTTCAGGAACTCGTCAGTAGGCTCGCTCAAGGCGGCCTCCAATGGCTCCTGAGTGGTACAATCTAGGCCCCAGGCCTCAGGGTGTCAAGGGGTCAGGGGAGAGAAGCACTATGCTCCTTCCCAACCTCCCTGCTACATCGTCAGCTTCCCTAGCATCCAAAGGCATCAAGCCAGGCCGCGGCGTAACCCGCAGCCCACGTGCTCAAGGGCCAGTCGCGCACGCAGTTCCTAATCGCGTGCATCCCCCACTTCCGCTCCCCCAGGTTGATCCCGTACTTGAAGGTGCGAGCAATGAACTCGTAACCGTCAAGCCACTTCCTCGCCTCTGCATCCATGGCCGACCACCTCTCTAAGGACGCACGCCGCCGCGTCAGCGCCGCCGGGGGCCGGGGCCGGGCCCTGCGCTGCCCCGCCGCGCGGCTCTCCGCCATTGGTAAGGCTGCCGCGCTCCGCCGCTGGCACCCCGAGCTAGCAAAAGCTCTTGACAAGCAGTCTTCGACTGCCTAGCTTCTAGCCTTGGAGGCGCCCCTGACGGACAGCATTGACTTTAGCAGCTTCGGCACCCTTGTTGACACTGTTCCCAGGGATGTGACCTGGGTCTGGGACCCCTACATCCCTGACGGCAGCCTCACTCTGCTCTCCGCCTTCATGAAGGTGGGCAAGAGCACCTTTGTGGCGCCGCTCGCCGTGGCCATCGCCTCCGGCTCTCCCTTCATGGGCTACCCCACCAAGGGCTGCCCCGTCGCCTATATTGCCATTGAGGAGCACGTCAGGGACGTCGTCAACCGCTTCGACTCCTTCGGGGCCGAGGCCGTCAGGGACAACATCTACTTCCACAGTGCTCCAGTCGATCCCACAGCCGCCATCTACAGCCAGATCAAGACCTTCATCCAGGCCAAGGGAGTCGGCCTCGTCATCCTCGACACCCTGGCCTCCTGGTGGAGGGTGGAGGACGAGAATGATAATGCCCAGGTCAAGAGGGCGGTCCTCCCATGGCTCGCCATGGCCCGGGAGACCGGGGCCGCAGTCCTCCTCATCCACCACACAGGGAAGATGGAGCAGGAGGGGGGCAAGGCGATCCGGGGAGCCAGCTCCCTCTTTGCCCTAGTCGATCAAGCCCTAGTCCTCAGGCTCACCCCCGCCGGCAAGCGCTCGACCAAGCGAGTCCTTGAGGTGGAAGGCCGCTACGAGCAGACCCCAGCGAGGACTGTCATCGAGCTTGGCCCCGACGACATCTACAGGGTCGTCAGCAAGGATGGGCTTCTCAGTGAAGCCTACGTGGCCTCGATCACAGATGCCCTAAGGCAGGCCCCCGAGCCCGTCTCAGCCCAAGCCCTCGTAGCCCTCACCGGCATCACCCTGCGCCAAGTCTCCCGGCATCTGCGTGAAGTACCAGGACTTATCACGCAGGGCAAGGGCGTCAAGGCCGACCCGTTCCTCTACAGCCTGCCCAAGCAGCTCCTCCTGCCCTAGCAGGAGCACGAGAAGAAGTTCGTTGCCCGCTGGTGTGGGATCCTCTTCCCAGTCACCACCTCGTAGGCTGCCCAGAAGCGGGCCGCGGGGAAGTCGGCTCGCCAGGACTCAGACCCCATCTGCACGTGGTAGTCCTCGTAGGCCAGCCACTCCTCGGCTGCCGCCATCAGCCTCTCATAGGTCATGGGGCGCCAGGGACCGTAGTACTGCTCCTCGTCCCCCGAGGACGCCCCGTCCCCACCCATCTCTCTGGCGATCTGCTCGATGACGGCCTTGGCAGCAGCTACAGTGTCCCCCACGGAGCCCTCTTCCAGCCCCCCAGGCCCCTCCTTGAAGCTCGGGTGCGTCCAGTGGTGCCTCAGGCTGGTGATGCTCCCAGGGAGCAAGTAGAGCCAGAAGCGGTCGCCCGCCCGCACGAAGTCGTCCAAGAATGGGTCGACGATGCCTACCCGGGGTGCCGCACCAGAGGCCCTGCCGTCCTCCAGGACCCCCACGAAGTCCCCTGGAGCCAGCTCCGTGGCCGCAACCACAGGCACCACAGCGATATGTACGGCATCCCGCTGGGCACCCTCCGGTGCCAGCTTCCCTAGCATCTTCAAGGTCTCATCAGCCATCCGCCCCCTCCAATTCGATGCTGGACATCTTATATATACCCCCTATGACCAGAATCCTTGGGGACAGCTTCACTGTCTGTCCCCCAAGGGAGGAGAGACGGAAGGGTGACCTCCGAGGTCGAGGGGGGTCGAGCTAGTACCAGTTGGGAGGTGCAGCCGCTAGCTGCCCTCCCAGGAATTCTGGACATGGTGTGTATATCTAAGATGTCCAGAATAGCATTTGGGGCTCTCAAGGGCCGGTAGTACCACCCAACTGCCCCATTTGGGGCAGCAGAGGAAGTGTGCTGCCAGCCAAGCCCGAACGTCCTTATACTGCTCCCCCAGCCTCTCCTGCGGCCACCCCTGCTCGCAATAGCCGCACCAGGCAACTACATCCTCTGGTCTCTCCACGGCAGCACCTCCAAGCTCGCCCAGGCCCTGAGCTGGCAAGCGACCTGCTCAGCGTCCCAGCGAGGGTCGATTAGGACCGTGTAAGCCCCCCAAGCCTTCTTGCTGAAGACCTGCGCCACCCCAGGCAGGGACTCAAGTTCCTTGAGCATCTCCGGCTCACACCAGATCCTGAGGCTCTTAGGGTAGATCCCCTTTTCGACCACTATCGGTAGGTGTTCCATCAAGAGTGAAGTTATGCCAGGAGGCGCCTAGACGCAACCCTGTCACCACGATGCGGCCACCCCAGAGGAGCCAGCGAGGGGCGTGGAGGCGCTGAAGGGCGAGGTCTAAGGCTACTGAGGCGACCCAGAGGCCAGGACCCAGGCTCCCTGACTCACGAGTCCCGGGCAGCCTTAGGGCCCTGTAGCTGCTAGCCAGGTCTAGCCCGTAGAGCCCTGTGTGGAGGGCTAGGGGCACTTTCCAGCTCACGGCCCCCCTCCTGAAGCCCTCTGGGAAGGCCTGTGGGGCCCCAGGAGCTACGATCCGCCTCGACGTGGTCTCCAGCCTTGTCCTGAGCCTCTCCGAGGCTCCTAGGGGCTCCTGGAGCCCTTGGGCCCCAAGGGTCAGCACCCCAGCCAACGCTGCCTCAGCAATCATGGCTTCCTCTTCCTCTTGCCCTTCTCCTTGGCCAGCTCATAGGCATCCTTCAGCCTGGCCTCGGCGACATCGAAGTTGTCCCTCTGGACAGCCCCGTTGAACTCGTCGGGCATGCCACCCCCAACTCTTGCGATCTGCACCCAGAAAGCGGTCCCCTTACTCCGCAGCCACTCCCCAGCCCTCCCACTCCCGTGCGCACCGCCCCCCGGCCCCAGCTCCTCTAGGCCAAACGCCTCCCCAATGGCGCACCGGTTCCAGTAGTAGGCACGCACCCGGTCCTCCGGGGAGAAGCTGCCACGGGCCCGAGCCTGCTGAATCCTGCCCCACCACTCCCCTTGCTTGTACTCCTCTTCCCCCACCGGCTCCCGCTCGGGGGCCACTGCGAGATCAAAGAAGTCCTTCCCCTGGCCCTTGGTCTCCTTCTCCAGCACCTTCGCTGCCATCGCAGACCTCTCCTGTAACGCTGGGGGGCCTCTCCAAGCACCCCCCTAGCACACTTCCCTTGTCCACTGCTAGCCCTTCTTCCTCCCTGCCTCCTCGGCTGCCACCAAGGCCTCAACTGATTGCCTCGCGAGCCCGAAGTAGCTGCCCAGCCTCACCACAGCCTCCCCAGGCCTCCTCAACTCCCAATGCTCCCCCTTGGTGTGCTCGTCGAGGCACCAGACGGTGGCCTGGGGCCAAACCCTCTGCGCCATCTTGCTCAAGAAGCCGTCCGTCCTGGCTAGGGGAGGGCTAGGATCCCCCCTACCCCCCTCGGCCTCCCTACTGCTGCCTGTCGCCATTCCGGCCTCCCTTGGACTTGCTGAGTGCATCCCCGGGCAGCAGCACGACCCCCTGGGGCTTCTGCTTGCTCGCCATGGCAAGCCTGGTCGCCGTGCGCCGTTGAGGACTCCTGTGCTCAGGGCACCATTTGGTCCCTGCCCGCCTCGCCGTGAACTTGGCCCCGCAAGGGGGGAAGAGGCATGTGTAGGTGTACTTCACGTAAGTCGGTCTCGTCCTCCTCCCCCCTCTCCCCTTCGTCCCTTCCTGCGCTCCCTCCACGCCTTCCTGCAAGCCCTTGAGCATCTTGATGGCACTGATGTACCCCTGGTGTGCATTCAAGGCCTCTTCGGCCCGCTTGGTCAGAAGTTGGACGATGCGCTTGTACATGTGTCTTGGCGCTCCTTTGCGCCGAGGGGCAGGGGAAGCTAGCCCCTGCCCCTGTAGTGGGGCCTAGGCTAGTCCTAGGCTTGCTGCTTCGGCGGCAGGACCCAGCGGCCCTTCTGGATCTCGGAGCCGCAGCCGTTCCCTGAGCCGTCGTCGGTGCACTCCATGCCCTCCATGTCCGGCGTGATGGGCCTCTTGAGCTTCATCACGGAGTGCCTGGGGCAATAGCAGGCACTGGGGGACGACTCCGTGTGATCGACCCAGTAGGAGAGAAGGGCGGGGTCGGGAGGGGCAGCAGTGGTCCCAGTCTCGTCCTCCTCTTGCTCCCGGAACTCGGCCAAGCGTCCCTCCTTGACGGCCTTAGCCAGCCCCTCCAGCCTCTCCTGGATCTCCTGGAGCCCCTGCCCACCCTTGTCGACGATCTTGCCCAAGACCGTCAAGGTCATCATGACCTTGGCCTGCTCGGCCTTGAGCAGCTTGATCGTCTCGGCTAGCGTGTCGAACTCCTCGTGCAGCGCCTTGCTAAGCGCTTCGTCCATGCCCACGCCCCTCCTCGGCGTGCCCGTTGCCCGTGGTCCTCGCTTCGGCCAGCCCTGCGAGCGCCTCGGCCACCACCCCATGTCCCTCGCGGTGCAACTGCGCCGCCGCGATGATGGGATGGACTTCCTTGGGGGTCTCGCGGTTCAGCAGCGCCAGCTGGTTCTTGATGCTGTTGCTGGCCACGTAGACATCCTCGGCGTGCAGCACGAGATGCTTGGTGTCGCCTGCGGAGCGGCGCAGCGCACTCAGCTTGCTGCGCTCCACCACCTCCCTGATGACCGCCGGGATCTGCCCTTCGAGGCTGATGCCCACGGGGCCCAGGTCCTCGCCCGCGGCCAGCAGCCCCTGCGAGTACAGCCTCACCAGCTCCGCCGCCGCCTTCGCGTCGGGCGGGTCGAAGTGGATGCAGACATCGATGCGCCCAGGCCTCAGCATCGCCTGCTGGATCTCGTCCACGTTGTTGCTGGTGAAGACCAGCATCAGGTCCTGGTGCTTCGTCTCGATGCCGTCGAGGATGTTCAGCATGCGGTCGATGGAGAGGGTGCGCTCACCCGCGGTGATCCGGTCGATGTCCTCGCAGACGACCATCGCCGGGGAGTACTGGAGCGCGAACTTCACGACCTTCTCGAAGTCGTTGGAGTTCTCGCAATAGACCACCGTGATCCCCTTCTTGGTCGCCTTCTTGGCCCCGACCATCATGGTCATGGTCTTGCCGGTGCCCGGCTTCCCCTCGAAGAGGAGACCACGCTTGCCAGGGAGACCCAGGCTGAGTGCCTCCTTGCGGTAGTCGATGTAGGTGAAAAAGTAGTCCTCGATCTCTCGGTCGAGCTGCTCCGAGAACCGCAGCTCCTCGGCATGCACCTTGGAGAGGTCCAGGAACTTCGGGGTGATGTTGTTGATCTTCAGCGCCTGCCCCTCCTCGTTGGTGAACCGGATCTTGATGGCCTGACCCCTGTAGATCGAGTGCTCCCTCAAGTACTCCCTGGTCTTCTCGGCGAGCGCCTTGATGTTGGGCTCGTACATGCGCCGGACGGTGGCCCCGATCTGGAACTTCAAGGCCTTCCCGGCTTCCCCAGCCACCTCGGTCATGATGTACCCCTTGACCCCGGGGATCTGGAGCTTGCCCCAGGGCACATTCACGAACTCCCCGGGCGCGCACTCGACGCTGATGAGGCTCGGAGGCTCATCGCCGAAGAAGGTCTGAATCGGGACCTGCTTCGCGTACCCGTACTCCTCCTCCATGACCTTGTACAGGGCGTAGGCCCCATCCCAGGGGAACGCCTCGACGGTCTCCGTGATGTTGACCTGCTGCTCCTCGTACTCCAAGAGCCCCTTCAGGTTGTCGATGACGTCCTTGAGGGGCATGACGTCGGGGGCCGGGAGGATGACCTTGATGCCCTCCCTGATGACCTCCGGCTTGAACACCTTGAGCGACTCGGTGGGCTTGGTTGCCATTGCCTTCTTCTCTCCCTGAGGCCTTAAGGCCCCTTGCTTGTTGCTTTCCTGCTTCGAGGGCCCCACAATCGTGGCCCTCAGAACGTCGATGAAGCTACCCTTTCCTGCCATTACTGCTTGCTCCTAGGGCCCTCTTGGCCCGCACCTCCAGACCTGACGTTCCTACCTTCCCGCCCAGTTTCTTCTGCAATGCGGGTCCACGCAGCCACCACGTGCAGGACCCTCGCCTGCGCACTCACGGCAGAGCCCGTAGTGCAGGAGATAGAGATCGTCGCAGCTGAAGTCGAAGTTGGAGTGGGTGATAGGGGCCCCTGCTGCCCAGCGGTCCAGCTCGCGCTCCGTGAAGTAGAGGTCATCCTGGTCCTCATCTGGAGTCTCTCTGCAACCGCAAGCAAGGCAGTCGAAGCTCATGTAGGTGTCATACTCCTGGCCCACAGGAACCAGCTCCACCCTAAACCGCTTGCTCATCCCCTCGCTCCAGCTCAAGCTGCAACCGCGCCCGCAAGAGCTTCTCCAGGTGCACTCTGGCCTCCGGCGGATGGGCAGCAGCACACGCCTCAGCGAGCCCCTTCGCCCTCGCCTCCCCAACCCACTTCCGCATCTGCATGTAGACCCTGAAGGCCCTCCTCCCCATGTTGATGTGATGCCTGAAGGACCAGTAGTGGGCGATCTTGGCGCCCCTACGCCCAGCACTCCCAGGCTGGCTCCGCTTCTTCTCCTGCGCCTTGGTCTGTCCCATGGCTGCCTAGTTCCCCCTTCCCTTGACTTTCCTCGCCGCCTCGTAGTCGACCAGGTCCTGCTTCAGCTCCACCGCAGTCTCCGAGGTGACTGCTGGCGTGATTGGGGCGCCAGCGAGACTCGCCTCGTCCATGAGAGCCAGAGCGCACTTCAGGCAGATCTTCTTGGTCTGAGCAGGGGCATGGGGCCTGTGGTAGACCTTGACCCCGCACTCAGCGCAGTTAGCCTCCAAGCTGTCTCTCCGAGTCGTGAGGTCTGAGCAGACCCAGATAGAGCCCTCTTCGACCTCAGCCGCCGGGACCACAAGGAAGTCCTTGGGAAACTCAGGGGGCTTCACAGGAGCACCACTAGGGGCTGACGAGTCACCTTGTAGCTGAGGTCGCAGTTGGCCGCATTGACGAAGCAAGTCGCCCCTGCGACCTGGACCCCAGGGCTCTCGTGCACATGCCCGAACAGGTGCAGCTGGGGTCTCAGCACCTGCACCACCTTGCGCAGCTCAGGGCACCCGACGCGCTCCTTCTGCCTCACCCCAGCGACCAGGATGTCGTCCTCGATGGCATCCAGGATCCCCCTTGGGGGCCCGTGGGTGAGCAGGACATCAAGGGAGCCTTGGGCGGCCACGTAGTCGTGAAGGCGACTCCAGCGCTGGGCTGCATGGGCTTGGGAAGTCAGCTGGAAGGCCCAGCCAGAGCCGAAGGCTGGGGTCCAAGGGGAGCCGTAGAAGTTGAGGCCCCGCAGGCTGACTCCTGAGTCCTCAAGGTAGACCACCCCATTGAAGCCATCCCCTAGGCATGCCTTGGCAACCCCAGGATCCTTCTCCAGCCCCTTGTCGTGGTTGCCCCCAATGACAATCTTGTGCTGGTAGTCTTGCTCCCCGAGCCAGACTGAGAACTGTGCCATCTCTGCTAGGGTGCCCCCATTGGTGAAGTCCCCGAGGTGCAGCAAGATGTCGCCTGGAGGCATCGTGAGCGAGTCATGCTTCATGTGGGTGTCGGAGATGATGACGAGCCTAGTTCCCCCCATGCTCCCCTCCCCCTGCGGCCTGGACCAGCTTCTCCACCAGCCCCGCCAGCATGGCCTCCTGGGTGATCCTCATGGCCTTCCCTTGCAGCTCCACATAGAGACCGTAGATGATCTTCGCCGCGGTCAGCTGCAAGAAGTTGTCCGCCCTGCCCTCGATCAGGGCCCTCATGAGAACCTTGGAGTCCGGGATGGCGACCCCGACTGGAAGGGCATTGAAGGCATCGATATCGGCCTCCACGATGGCAAAGAAGCGCCTGATCGACTCCTCGATTGGGTCCTGCATTCTTGGGGACCTCCTAGTCCCTGAGGCCAGCGGCCTCTCTGAAGGCTCTGAGGACACGGCGCTTGGTGTTACCCTCGATGTCGTTCCAGGTGATGACATCGTTGGTGCCCCCATCTGGGGAACGGAAGATATCGTAGTCTGGCCCCCCAGGAGAGGTCCGGCGCTGGACGACAGTCCCGAGGAGATTGATTGCCTCCACCTCCACGGATCGCTTACCCATGGTGACCCCATCTGATGCTTCCCTCAGAGCCCCAACGGAACAGTAGCCGCCCTCGTAGTCCGCGTACTCCCCTTGGATCCAGCGCCCTTTCTCCAAGACTTTGATGGCCTTGGCGAGGAGGAGTTGGGCTGGAGAGAGGTGCTTCGCTGGCTTCCTCTTCCTCTTGCTCCCCCGCCGCGGCCCCTTCGCCAGCAGCTTCTCCAGCTTCGCCTTCTTGACCGGGTCAAGGGCAACACGGTCTTCGGCAGTCATTGTGGGTGCAGTCATCTAAGCCTCCTAAGCCTTCTTCAGCGCCCTCACGAGGAAGCGGTAGAAGCTGCTGTGGGAGACCACCTTGATCAGACGCCCTTTGCGCTTGACAGCCTTGGGCGGCTCCCCCCTCTTCCACTCCACGCTCTCCCCGTTCTCCAAGAGCAGCTTGTGGTGCGTAAGTTGTGCCGGCATTGCCTCACCTGCCTTCCTAGCTAGCGGAACCAGCCGAGATGCTCGGGGAATGGCTCCAGGTCCTTGTAGTCTGCTCCCTGCCCCCCATCACTCACCATGAAGCCGTAGTAGCTGAGCTGGTAGAGCACGATGTGGGTGTGATCGAGGTCAGCATGCAGCCTCGCCTGCTCAAGGGCCCTGGGCAGCAAGGTGCTCAGGATCTCCAGCATCAGGGGCCTCTCACGCCCCTCTGCCTCCTCGTTCCCTATGCTGATCCGCCAGCCACAGGTGCGGCAGCGGGCACTGAAGGCCTCCCTGTAGAGTCTAGGGCTTGTCTTCATGGCCGCAGTGCCCGGATCCCTAGCCTCTTCGAGTAGAGTCTCGGGTCCAACCCCAGCACCTTGACACCCATGTCGAAGAGCAGCCTGCTCGCATGAGTGCCTTCAGTGGCCGCAGGGACACCAAGGAGCCCAGAGTCATACCCTGAGAGCCTCCCCTGAGGATCCAATGGCATCACTCCAAGCTCCCTTGCAACCGCCTCCCACTCTGGCGTGTGCTCGGTGTTGACTGGTGGCGGGTCCCCTGGCTTCGCCCCTGCGGCCTCGATGACCCGCAGGTTATGCAAGACATGACTCAGCTCATGCCTTATGACCCCCGCCTTGAACTTCTCCTGCTCCTGAATCTCCGAGCACACCCTGTTGTTGATGATGATCCAGGGCTCCTCGGCAAGGGCTCCTGCGGTCAGATCCCACTTGAGGATCGCCATTGCAGCGCACCCCTCAAGCCTCTCGATGACCGTGAAGGTGACTGGGAGGACTTGAGGGAACTCCTTTGCGACCCGCCTCGTCTCCTCCTCAGCGAGATCCAGGAGCCGCTCTGGGAGCATCGGGGGTGCTGGCTCTGGCATCCCAAGCAGCCTTGAGAGCACTTTCAGCATCGCGTCCCCCTTGGGTTCTGGGAGCAGACTTGGTGTGGTCGTGTGGATGTTCTCGCTGCTCACCAAGCCAGCCATCCAGTCGCTAGGAGGCTTCCCCATGTCCCCTACTCCCTTGTCCTTGAGTCCAAGGCAGCCACCACTGCATCCTGAGCCTCCAAGTAGGGCTCCTCCATGGCATCAGTCAGCATCTCGCGAGCCATCCACGAGTGCATGGCCTTGGCCTTGGCGAGGCACTTCTGAGACCTGAGGTCTCGGCCATGGTACCTCGCGATCGGCCTCCCCCACTTGTCCTTGCCCCCCGTCTTGATCGCGGCTTGGAACTCCAGCTCCTTGATCAAGCGAGAGCACGACTCCTCCGGCAGCTGCGTGAGGTCTACAAGGACCCCCGCAATCTCGATCGTCGTCACCAGCCTTGGCATGGCTCAACTCCCTGCGGCCCCTAGCCGCTCTACCTGGTGTTTTCTGGATACAAAAAATGGGCCAGACAAGGCATGCAAGAGGGTTTGCTCGCCCAGCAAAAAGCTCCCTCACGCCCTGTCTAGCCCAAGCAGTTGAAGACCCTCAGAGCACAGAAGGCTCTGAGCACCTCGCATCTCGTGGCCCCTGCGGCCCCGCTCTAAGGGTCCTCAAGGGATGGCTCGATGGAGGGCAAAGACTGAGGTGGAGGGCACCTCAATAGGGCCAGGTTGCCTTGGCTCCCCTCCTACGAACCATCCCTTCAAGACCCTGCGGCTGAGAGCTGGGGCTAAGCTGAAGCCCTAGTGGTCTCTGTGCATGTCTCAGCACCCACAGTCGCCGCCCCAAGCTCTCAAGTGAAGGCAGCACGCTTGCAGAACAGGTGGTCTGGGGGCCTCCAGCAGGTAGCAACCCTGCCATCAACAGCCCGCCAGCTCCGATCACCTGGTGGAGGACGTGGAGAGTAGTGGGTCCACTCTCCTAGGGGTAATCCTCCCGTGCTGCCCTCGCTTCAGAGCTGAGAGCCCCAAGGGAACACCGTTAGTGCTTGAGCGGTTAGCTACGAGCACGGTGCCTACACTCTCCGCTGCCGCCGTCCCTTGGAGCCCTCAATGCTGCCCACAAGGCGAACTACCCCTGCCTCATGAGCAGCTCTCAGGGTTCCCTAGCTGCTATCTGCCTCTTGGTCTCTTAGCCTCAGCAGTAATCTTGACGATCCAGTAGCACGCTGGGCCTGCGACCAAGATGGCCGCGATCCAGCCTAAGCATCCCAAAGCGACACCTGCTGTCTCCTAGTCCTCTGCTGTCCTCAGCCATGGCTTCGCCAAGAAAGCACATCGTGCTGCAATCTTGGCAGCCCTGCCAGCAAGCTCCGCGGGCAGCCCGTCCGTGGTGGCTAGCTTACAAGCTAGTCTCCCATGCTTCACCGCCTCGCTGAGCATCTTGTCGTGGTGGTTCGCCATCAAGTCCTGCCTCTCGATTGAGGGATCGGGGGGCGCGTTGGCCCGGACATCCCTACCTGCCTTCATTGGGGACCAAGGGGAGCAGGATTGCCCCTCTTGGTCCACGTCTAGGTGAACGGCATGCTGGACCGCCTTTCTACTAGGACCAGGCGTGACTGCACTGGTCGTAGTCGAGATAGGGGGTGTGGACCCAAGGCTTGGTCTCACTCACATAACGCCCCATGACCATGAAGACCTCCCTGTGGCACTTGGCATGGAGGTAGCCGTTGGTGAGGACTAGACCGAAGTGGAGGGCCTTGGTGACTCCGTGTGGATGCACATTGATCACGAGCCTGCCCCCAGGCTGCCGGCACCAGCCGCAGCAGGGAGCTTGGTAGTCTCCAAGGACGCTAAGCCAGATGCTTGAACCCATAGCTCCCCTTGCCCCCGTTGTCCCTCTCGTACCAGCCTACGACTGGCGTAGGATGGTACTGGATGTCCCCCATGGCACCCTCAAGCTCCCTAGGAGTCGTAGCTAGCACCAGCATGGGCACCAGCAGCGCCTCTAGGGCTGGCCTGGGCAGCTTGTAGCACCTGTACTGAGGCAGCATCTCGTCTGCGATGGCCTCAAGATCGCCGAGAGCAAGCCCTGCGATCTCCCTTGCCGCCTCCTCGTGCCTCATGGCTTCTCTCCCCAGGCAATCGCGCCATCGACCAGGTCGTTGTAGTAGTTCCTGGCCGCAACAGGGTCTTCTTCGACTGGCTCCGAGCACAAGGGGCAGCTGTCAATGTCATGAGTCCCGCGCCAGTGCTGGTGGCACTTTGTGCAGACCACGAAGAACTTGCAGCCCGAGACCAGCTGGCGTACCAGCTCAGCCCTCGCCTTCTCGTTCATGACGGTAACCCCCAAGCTGCACAACGCCAACACGTCTTGTCCTGCCAGGTCAGCCAGGTACGACACATGGGGCAGTCTCGGTTGGCAGTGGGAGGGAGGGGTGGGGGCTCAGACAAGACTGGCACATCGCTGTAGAGCTTTGCACCAACTGCCCTCTGCGCCTCCGCCCAGTCCCTCTCCACCCCCTTGGGCCCCCACCACTTCGGCCAGGCCTTAGCCACATGCTCTGGAGTCCATGGCTTCCCGATCTTGAGATCCATGTTTAGCTCGGTGTTAGGCCAGGAGGCAGTCCCGTACTCCCCTTTCCGCACCTTGGCCCGCAGCCAAGCGTCGAAGTCGAGCGCCATGAGAGCCCTCTAGGCCACCAGCTTGGCCAGCATGGCGCCCACGGCACGCCGAGCTCGCAAGCAAGCCAGGGCCTCGGTCGCGATGAAGTGCCTGGGCTTGCCAAAGACCACCAGCTTGCACTTACGGTCCCTCTTGGCCCTACGCACTTTCCTGTACAAGTCCTTCTTCGCTCGCATCTCTCAGCTCCTCTCTTAGGCTAGGACCCTTAGGCCTCTAGCCCCATCTCCTGACACCAACGGCAGCCCCGGACCCACTTAGGGATCCAGCCTGGCGTGAAGTCCTTGCTGTCCTGCCTCGGGAACCCACAGAGCTCGCAAGTCTTGATGTAGGTGTCAAGTGCAGCCTCTGGGCTCCAGCAACGGCAGGGGCCACAGCAGCAGCAACCAAGGAGGTTATGGCTCCCCATCCTGTGCCCACACAGCTTGCATGGACTTGCCTCCGTGCTCGTCCTCATGCCTCCAAGCCCCACTCAATGCACGTTCTGCACTTCCAGGGCAGGTAGGACTCAGGGCCTGGGACTGGACCTAGGCACATTGGGCACTTGCCGCTAGAGTAGCGCATCTTCTCCAGGTTCAGGCACCAGCACTTGGGCATCATACCTGGGACCACTGCGGGCAGTCCCTCACAGCAGAGCCCATAGCCATTGTGGTTGTAGAGTGGGTGCTTGCAGTGCTTACACGCGGGGCCCCTGTCCTGAGTGATTACCAGCCTCGTGCTCATGCCCCTAAGCCTCCTAAGCTCAAGAGAGGCCACAAGGGAAGCCCCCTTGCGCCTCTCCTCAGGCTAGGACCCCTCCAGCTCCTCTGCCTCCGCTGGAGCCCACGCCTCGTTCCAGCTGGTACTGGTCTCGGGGAGGCCAGCAATGACAATGGCGTCCTCGGCAGTCTCAGCCAAGACCTCTGCGGTGTACTCGCAGTTGTGTCTCACGAGGAACTTCCTCAGGGGCTTGCTCACGAGGGCCTCCCCAAGCTCATCCGCCCCAAGCTCACCCTCCCAGGCATGGCCATGAGGCAGTCGACATAGGACCTCAGTGCCTCCTGCCCCCCAATGCGCTGGAGCAGAACCCTCTCCGCCTTCATGAAGTCCCCGATGGTCCTGTCCCCGCCCAGCTCCTGGATGTTGATCTCGTCCACGTCGTCATTGAGCCTGTGGCACTCAGCGTCACTGAGACCCCCACAGTCAATGACTGAGAACTGCTCTCTGCAACAGCAGTCCTTGTCGGGGCTCACCTGCACCGTCACCCCCTCGATGGTCAGGGTCTTGAGCCCATTGGGCTGGGTCTCCACCCTCTCCGGCACCATCTTGGCGATCTCGTTCGCGAGTCTCGCCAGCAGCTCTCTCTTAGTCACCCTTGCCTCCCTTCCCCTTGCGCCTTCCCTTGTCCCCTAGGTGCAGCCTATGAGACCTCCCTGAGAAGCGATCGAGGCGCCTGAGGTAGTCTCCAAGCTCCAGAGCGCTCTTCAGCTGCACCCTGTACCACCAGGAGCTACATGCGCCACAGAGCTTGCCCCCAGGAGTCACCTCCCAGCAGCTCTGCATGGGACATGGCATGAGCTTCTTCTTGCGAGTCTTAGGAGCAGCCATTGGCCCCTTCCCTCCTCAAGGCCTCCCTTGCAGCCACGATGCTGCAAGCCTCAGCCCAAGGCCAGCCTGCTCCTGCTAGGAACAGCAGCCTCCCTAAGACTGTCCCCTGTTGCATCTCTCAGCTCCTCTCTTGCACCCAAGGTGCATTGGGGACACCCAGCCTGCACTGAGTGCCCCCAGGATCCCCTAGCTCGGGGCCATTACAGCCCCCTGCCCATAGCCCACCTCCCTTGCTCCAAGCATGGTCTAAGGTTGGTCTTAGGTTGGTTCTCAGCAACGCCTCTAAGTGCCCCCATCGGGGCCTGGTTTGGGCCCAGTTTGGCCCGCCGTGGCCGAAACGCACCCTCCCCACGCCGGCAAACCGCTACATGACCCCTAGGTAGACAGCGCTGCCCCCTACCATCTTGCACTTGACAAGCACGACTCTAGCCCCTAGATTGCACAGAATGCAGCCCCCCGCCCTACCAGGGGCCCAGCACCAGCCCCCGAATCCCCTGGTCGACTACATCACCAACATGGCTAGCCCAGCTGGTGTGAAGCTGACCCCCAAGCGTAGGTCTTACCTAGCAGCCTACTTCGGCCCAGCCAAGCAGAGTCCTACTGAGGCCGCAAGGATTGCTGGCCTTCCCAACCCCAATGTCAGTGGCGCACAGTACAAGAAGCGCCTACTCCATGTCATTGATGCCCTGACGCTTAAGGCCCTGGAGGTAGGGTGCCTAGGGGCCCAAGAGGTGATCCAGGAGGTGAGCCTGATCGCCAAGAATGATCCCTCGACCTCTAACCGCCTCAGGGCACTAGAGATGCTGGCCAAGATCCACGGGTTGCTGACGGACAAGGTGGCTGTCACTCTAGATCGCAAACAGCTAGAGATCGACATCGCAGCTAGCGTGGGGAACCTAAGGCGGGATGTGGCACCACAGCTGCTAGAGAGGGATGCTAATGCGGATTAGCATGAGGAGTCTGGACTCTCAGTCGCACCAGGAGCAGCGATAGTTAGCAGACCCTGTCGCACCAGGGGGAGCGCTAGGGGTGAGAACTCTGCATGCGACTTGGGGATGGACTAGGGCTGGAGAGTGGGGAGGACTAGGCCAGGGCGGGGCTATCGTTAATGCATGCATGGCCGCTTGCGCTTCCCGGCGCACCCCCCTTGCGTCTCTTCTGCACAGGGCAATGGCGCCCTGGTGGAGGTTTCAAATGGGACTGCAAGGCAAGGCCGCGGAGATGCTGGCGAAGCTGAAGAGTCTGCGGGCCGCGACGGCCGCGGGCAAGACCGTGAAGGAGGGTGGGCTGACGATCAGCGAGAGCATTTACCAGCCCCCGCCCAAGGGCGGCAAGGTGCAGCCCGCCGTGGCGACCATCGTCGTGGAGAACGCGACCCACGGTGACCGCGTGCTCCGGCGCTTCACGTTCGGTGCGACCCGGGCGGAGAACGTGTACGGGTTCATCGATCAGGCCGCGGACTTCGCGAGCAGCACGGGCCTCACGGTCCAGGGGTTCACCGGGGATCAGCTGGCGGTCATGCGGGAGCATGCGGAAGCGATCTTGGAGCGGGTCGCCAGCATCGCGGAGCGCGGGCTGAAGGGGACGGGCACGGAGTAGTGAGCTAGGCGTGGGGGAGGGAGCAGTCCTCCCCCCGCCGACCCGAGGCTAGGGGGGCGCGGCCCGTACAGGGCTAGCGGAGCCAATGCGGTAAATGCCCCTAGCCTCCGGCCGGCGCAGGCGACTGCGTCTCTAGGGTGGGAGGTAAGACATGGAAGAGCAGGGGATGACACGCTGGGCGCTCGACAGGGAGCGGGCGAGGACAGCGGCTGCGGAGCGGGTGCCCAGGGCCCCGAGAGTCAACATGCTGAGGCAGCATCCAGTCGGTTGGGGGGTGGGGTGCTACAACTGCGAGCTCGACTCTGATGGCGTGCTGGTCATCAGCATGCTGGCCAGCGATCCGCTCGCAAAGCTAGTCTGCGAGGACTAGGGCTGTAAGGCAGCAGGGGGGTGCCCGAGAAGGTACCCCCTGGCTGCTTTTGCCGGCATACCTTCTGCCTAAGCCGCGCCACCTCGTGTCTATGCCTGCCGTAGACTGCATACCCCTCTGTTTCCTTGGTACCATCTAGGAGACTCTAAGTACCTGCTCCTCTTGCGGTGGGCCCCAGAAAGCGTGTAGCATGCTTGCCGTGGTCGAGGAGCCACAAGAGCATGCTGAACCACCATCACAGCCACAGGCGCCGCGTCCACCTGCTCAGGTTGCAGATCATGGACATCTCGGATGGGGAGTTGAAGCAGGGGGAGGTGCTGGAGGGGCAGGATGCAGAGGCGGTGCTAGAGGTGATCGAGAGCCTGAAGAAGAACAAGCGGGAGGCTGCTAGGCAGGCTGAGGCAGAGTTCCTGGTCGCCAGTGCCGAGAGGGTAGAGGTCTTCGCTGAGAAGGTCAACGAGGCCCTGACACACCCAGCGCTGGCCCCCTTGCTCATGCAAGCAGGGAGTGATAGCGGGAGGTACTTCTATAGGGGCTTGGAGTTCAGGGCGGCCAGTAAGGGACCTGTAGGCTTGGGGCAGCTATCTGATGGTGGCACATTCCCGCCAGTGCCTGATGCCTAAGCTCCCCTCCCTCAAGGATCTGATGCTGGACCCCAGCCTCATCAAGAGGCTGACGACCCCGCAGTTGCTGCTGCTGAAGGAGCAGGCGGATGCCCTACTCCCCAAGAAGACTCTAGGGGGGATCCCTGCGAACCCTGCTGACTTTGCCATGCAGATGAGCAAGGGGAGGTGGTGGGAGGCGAGGCATCTCAGGGTCATTAGCAAGCTCTTGGCTGAGGCGGTGGCGGGGGTGAAGCCACGGGTGCTGCTCAGCACGCCACCTCGGCATGGCAAGAGCGAGCTGACCAGCTACTGGTTCCCCTTGTGGTTCCTGGCTAAGAACCCGACCAAGAAGGTGATCTTGTGCTCCTACGAGGCAGACTTCGCTGCGCATTGGGGCAGGAGGGTGCGGGATGCGATCAACCTGATGGGTGGGGAGCTGGGGTTGGAGTTGGATGGGAGCACTACGGCTGCGAACCGCTGGCAGTTGACGACGGGGGGCGGGATGATGACGGCGGGAGCGGGGGGGCCGATTACGGGGAAGGGCGCGGACCTACTCATCATCGATGACCCCATCAAGAACGACGAGGATGCGAGCAGCGAGGTCCTAAGGGAGAAGCTGTGGGACTGGTGGCAGACGACTGCGATGACCAGGCTGGAGCCTGGGGGTGCTGTGGTCATCATCGGGACCCGGTGGCACCAGGATGACTTGATTGGGAGGTTGGAGAGGGAGCAGAGGAATGAGGGGCTGGACTGGACGGTGATCAAGTTCCCGGCGATTGCTGAGGTCGAGGACCCGCTGGGGAGGCTGCCGGGGGAGCCGCTTTGGCCTGAGAGGATTCCGCTCAGCATGCTTGAGGAGCGGAAGCGGGGGATGAGTCCGTACAACTTCTCGGCGCTGTATCAGCAGAACCCGACGCCCGAGGAGGGAGGGGGGATTCCGAGGAGGTGGTGGAGGTTCTACTCGGTGCCGCCAGCAGAGTTTGACCAGGTGATTCAGAGCTGGGACCTGGCCTTCAAGGACTTGAAGACTAGTGACTACTGTGTGGGGCAGGTGTGGGGGAGAAAGGGGGCGGAGTTCTACTTGCTGCACCAGGTCCGGGGGCACATGAACATGGTGGATGTGATGCAGGCGATCAGGGCTATGCAGAGCCAGTTCCCGAGGGGGATCGCCAAGCTGATCGAGGAGAGCGCGAATGGGGCGGCCATCTTGCAGATCATGCAGCACGAGGTCAGGGGGATGATTCCTGTGAAGACCAAGGGGCAGAGCAAGGACCAGAGACTGGAGGCGGTGAAGCCCTTGGTGAATGCGGGGAATGTGTACCTGCCGGAGAACTCGGATGGGAGCAAGGCGCCTTGGGTTTGGGAGTTCGTTGAGGAGTGCGCGGCGTTCCCACATGGGACCCATGATGACCAGATGGATGCTATGACGCAGGCGCTGAAGTACTTGCAGCCGGAGGGGTGGCTCACGTTGGCTAGAGAACGAAGGGAGCAGGCCGCTGGGGCGGGGCTGGCGGGGTCGACTGAGGAGCTAGCGAACAGGCGCTTCTCGGCCTGGTACAAGAAGCAGATCAAGCTGAGTGACAGGCGGATCGAGCAGAGGGCAAGGGAGATCAGCAGGATGGTCTTGGGGAGGGGCAGGTAATGGCTTGGGGTAGGTGCCGTGGGTGTGAGTCTAGGGATCACATGTTGACTACCTTTCAGGCCCTGCTAAACTCGCTGAGGTCTGAAGCACAAGACCTTAGGGATGAGATGCGGAAGCTCGATGAGAGGCACGCGGGAGAGACGAGGGCGCTGGTTGACAGGGTTATGGCCTTGACGAGCCCTGCGGCTGCCCTTGCGATGCACCCTAGGGTGCCTAGGGAGCAAGTGCGCCAGGGGGTGATTAGGCCGCAGTTTCCTGGGTTTGAGCCAGACCTGAGGCCACCGAGTCCGAAGAAGCAGGATCCGTCTGCACCTGTAGGCGCCATCCCAAGCCAGGATAAAAAGACCCGCTAGAGGGATCAGCTAGGATCTTGAGCAACTCAAACCAGCGCCGCTTCAAGCCCCCCGCCTTCGGTGCCAGTGACACGGAGCTTCTGGACTACCGCGACCGCTACTTCAACTTCAAGAGCGTGTGGCGGTGCAGGGTCATGGACAGGATGGCCAAGGCCAACTACTACCAGATTGGGAGGCAGTGGATCGAGCTGGATGTGGATGTGCTCTTCGATAACAGTCGAGGGTTCGCCTTCAGGGACATGGTGCCCTCGGATGGGGCCCAGATGCCGCGGCCGGTGCTGAACTATGTGACGGCCTCGGTCGAGATTGAGCTGAGCGCCCTAGGGAGAAGGCAGCTGGTGCCGGCCGTCCTCACCACGAGCACTGACCCCAGGCTAGAGGCTGCGGCCAAGGCCGCCAAGGAGATCCTTGAGCACAGGCTGAAGGAGAATAATTGGCCTGAGGTCAGGGAGCTGGTGACCTTCTTGACCATTGTGTGTGGGGTGGGGTGCCTCAAGAGCTACTGGGACGAGACCTGGAACTCCATGGTTGAAGAGGGGTTGGAGGGGGGCATGGCTTGCCCCAGCTGCGGCTATAGCGAGGCCCCGCCACAGGCGGCCCCTTTGCCCGGCGAGGCAGCCGCTCCCGGCTCCCCTCCAGCTCCTCTTGAGCCAGAGACCCCTGAGGCACCCGCAGTCGACATGACTGAGGGTGAGGCTGCTGCTGCACCCCCAGTCCCCCCAGGCTCCTGCCCCACCTGTGGCCTCCCCATGGAGCCAGTCGAGCCCGAGCAGGCCCTAGAGATGGGCAAGGACTCGGTTGGGAAGCCGATGACCCAGCTGAGACCGAAGGGTAACCCAAGGCTTGAGGTGGTCAGCCCCTTTGATCTCTTCCCCCAGAACTCCGGCGTGGATGTCACCCCAGACACTTGCAAGGTCTGGGGGCAGGCGAGCGTGAGGAGTATGGACTGGCTGGAGGAGCACTACCCGGACAAGGCTGGCGAGGTCATGCCAGATGAGCCGAGTGAGCTGCTCCAGTACCATCCGCTGCTTGGGGAGTGGAGCATTCTGGGGAGGTTCGATTCGGCCCTGGACAGCGGCATCTACGCTGACCACGTCAGGGTCTTCGAGGTCCACGGGGAGAAGACCTACGAGTTCCCTGAGGGCTGGAGCTTGGTGATTGCTGGGACCGCAGGGAACGCCAAGGTCATGTTCCACGGGCCGCTCTACAGGACCGTGCAGACTTCCCAGGGGCCGCTCTCGGTGCCCCTAGTCAAGTACACAGCGGCCCGGTGGAAGTACAGGCACAAGGACTTCTGGGGCCAGAGCCTAGTTGATGACTTGATCAGCCCTCAGAACATGCTGAATGGGCTGGTCTCGCAGGTGGTTGAGGCCAGGCAGAGGATGGGAGGGCCTAACCTGCTCGCCTCTGAGGCCATGGAGCTGAGTGGGCCTGAGTGGAACGAGGGCTACGGGGTCGGGAAGATCATGCGGTACCAGACGGATCCGCTGAATCCCAACGCACAGCCTGTCCCCTTCGGCGGGCAGACGATGCCGGCCGAAGTCTACATGGAGTTCGACAAGCTGCTCCAGGCCATGAGGGACATCGCGGGGCCTCAAGATGTCGAGGTGGGGGAGGCACCGAGGAATGTGACCACGACTGGGGGCCTTCAGCTGCTGAGTGAGAAGACTGAGGCTCGGAGGGCACCTAGGGAGCGCGCTCTGGTCGCCATGTACGAGAAGGCCTGGGAGCACCAGCTGATGCTGGAGTGGGCCCTGCGCACCGAGCCCGACAGCTACGAGATCGAGACCCCCGAGGGCAGCTGGGAGAGGCACGAGTACACGCGGGAGATGATCGCCGGGCAGACCAAGATCAAGATCGAGAAGCAGGCCTTCATCGACAAGAGCTTGTTCCAGAAGGAGGCGGCCCGGGAGGCGCAGGTGGATGGGCTGTATGTGCTGGACTCGCAGCTGGCCAAGAAGAGGCTGCTAGAACTGCGCGGGCTGCCCACGGATGTGAACCCTGACCTCAACCGCCAGGTCGACCTAGGGAAGAGGCAGTGGGTCGACTACGTCGACAACGGACGCATGCCCGTCATCGACCCCTCCATCGACGACTTCAGGATCCGGTTCCAGACCCTAGCCACCATGCTCATGGAGGACGAGGGCAAGGAGCTTGAGGAGGCGGTGAACTGGGACGGGGTGAACAAGCTGATCAGGGGCTGGGAGCAAGAGCTGGGCCAGATGGAGATGCAAGAGATGGCTGCGCTCCAGTTCTATGGGGCTCGACTCCCCATGGAACAGGCCATGCCCATGTACCAGCAGGGCATGCAGGTGTTCCAACAGCAGAGCGCCGAGTTCGAGAAGACGAGTGCGCTGGAGGAGAAGGCTGCGGCCAATGGGGCACCCCCAGCGATGGCGACGCCGCCTCCCCAAGCCCCACCGCCCCCTATCTTCCTCCCCGCTGCCAAGGAAGACCGCATCTACATGCTGTGGAAGCAGATGATGATGAGGCAGGGAGTGCAGGTGGTGCCACCCTCTGGGGGCCTCATCACCGAAGATCCCTCCATGATGCTGCCCCCCGAGTTCGCCTCCAAGCAAGACAACTTCCTCAAGTTCAGGGCCGTCATCGATGCTTACAAGCTCCTCGCCGAGCAGAAGGAGATGCAGAGCATGATGGCTATGATGCCGCCAGCCGCCTCCCCAGGGACTCCTGAGGGGA